CTCGGAGTGTTGATTTGGGTATTCTGTAGTGATAGTATGCCGTCTCGATATCTGGCATTGGGTAAGCACTGACGAAGCGTGTGCGCACCACACTTCTCCATGCCTCTGATTTGTCTGCAAGTGCGCTTACTATCCGTATGCGTGCTGTTGCTTCTTCAATCCCTTTCATCACTGTCCTAATCCCTACCCTTCCATGCAAACCGAAACCCAATCCGCCGTAAGCCAAAGGTGTATCTACCGCTGACCAGGCCCGCCTCCCTGCGCGCCTTTTACGTACGTTGTTAGTATTGCCCTCCGTCCACGGCAGTAGACGTCGGAAGAGCAAATATTGGGCACACTCTCTGCAGTTGGCTAGACCTCGTCGATGTCCTTTCAACAATGCAGTGAAATATTCTCTATCACGTGCGCACTTCGGTTTGAAACCCGAGCTTCCCACCTCGGGCTTCTTCCAGAGCAGAGTCTTCATCATCCTAGATGGGAAACCCCAGACACCTGCCGGTCCGTGAATCTCATGCAAATAGTCAAAGCGTTCGTTGGACACCCAGGTTTTCTCGGCATTCACCATCAGACCGTAGTTGGCGTATCCTTCTGCCCAGTCTTCGCCGTTCGGAGCGTCTCTAACGAAAAGCACAGCATCATCCCCTTGATACCTTGCATCGATGATTTCGCAACCCAGATCTTCTGCAATGACTTCGGCCTCGGCTCTGTTCAACAGTGTGTCCACCAAGCCTGTCCAAGCATGTCCGCTAGGTACACCGCGTTTCCACGGTACAGATTTTTGGTTTTCCATTCCTTTGTTGAAGGTTGCTATGGCGTTATCAAAAGCATAAAGCTCCACATCGCGTATCTCTTCAAGCTGCGCGACCAGATCAGGTCGTGCCGCAGCAATAGCGCCTTTGAAAACCGCCGCTATAGCATAGCGAACGGCCCCTTTTGTCTGAGACATGTCAAACTTGCTCTGATCCAAAGAGACTGCCCAAATATCTGGATCCTTGTTCCAGTAGGCCATCTTCTCTCTGGATTCCAGCCTTTTTGAGGGTGACAGCCCGAGTGATGTCCATAGACTGTTGCCGTTGTAGTCTCCAATCATCACCTTAGTCACATAAGAACACCGCCTAAAAGACCGCGAATCTGTCGAAATAATGCCCCGGCTCCGTGCGGGCTCATCTGTTTTCAGGAAGGGATAGAGCAACATGGGTGCCTTTTCGAGTGCTGACTCTACTAGCTCATCCGTTGTCCTGCTCAGGTTGCTGGCAAACTTGCCCCTCAGCTTCCTTCTCCTCCACATCTTCTTATCACTCACCTCCGCCTCCGAATAGATCTCCT